CCGGTAACCACAAGCCCATCGTTAATCTGAACTACTACCGTGCCTATGCTGCCGGTACCGCCTACGCCTGTTACAACAAGCCCGTCATTTACGGCTACAACTACGGTGCCTATAGACCCTGTGCCGGATACCCCACTTGCCGCTACGATTCTGTCGTATGCAAGGGTTACTGTACCAACTGCGCCGGTTCCTGCAACCCCTATCGGAACTACGTTACCACTGTAGTTTGTAACTACCGTTCCAACTGCGCCTGTGCCGCCTACCCCAGTAACCGCAACGGTCTTACCAAATCTTACGGCAACTGTGCCTATTGCACCTGTTCCTGCAACCCCTGTAGCTACAACGGCTATCCGTGGTACTACAGTTCCTACTGAACCTGTTCCTGCAACGCCTGTGGGGATAACTGAGTCGTTAGCCGCTGCTGTGACCGTACCAACTGCGCCCGTGCCCCCTACCCCAGTAACGGCTACATTACCGCTCCACTTTGTTACTACTGTACCAACCGAGCCTGTACCTGCAACCCCAGTAACGGCTACTACAGTGGCTATGTAAATAACGGGGGTGCCTATTGCACCTGTACCTGCTACGCCGGTAACGACTACCGCGTCGCCTATTGCAACTACTACCGTACCAATACTGCCTGTGCCCGCTACTCCAGTAACCGTTATCGAGTCGCTTATCGCAACTACTACCGTGCCAATACTGCCTGTACCTGCTACTCCGTCTACGCCATACGCAGGGGCTATGCCCCCAAAGCCGTTGTAGCCCCAAGCACCTTCACCATAACCTTTAGTATAGGTAGTCGCGCTCAAGGCAAAATTCCGTCTTACGCGATTCTAATGATCGCAGTGGCAGCGGCAGCGGCTGGGAACTGAATTTGGAAATCTCCGGAGCTAACTGTCTGGTCACCGCCGAAGCTCAACACCGCGCAGGCTTTACCTGACTCGGTGCTGTTGTATATCAAGCCGCCACAAGTAGTAAAGCTAGAAGATGTCCAAGTAGTATCCGCAAAGTCACAAATAGCTGTGGTGCCGTCCGCAACAGGCGTAACACTTACCAGCGTATTACCCGCCGTGGTATAGCCGCTGCCGTTAGCTAACTGATCCGCACCTAAATCCGAATAGTTAGTGGTAGCCGCACCAAACGTGAGGGAGCCAGACGCGGTCGCTTTCATCAACGCTAACTTAAACACATCACCTGTAGTGACGGTAAAGTCGTGTACCCCTTTCAGGATTTCTACTTTAAAGCTAGTCGGCATTGCGGTAGTAACGGTAATAGCCATGTTAAATCTCCAGTAATTTTACAAGTTCGGGGTGTCCCGCTTTATTAAAACGGTTCATCAACGTGGTGTTGTGTGATGCAACTGCCTGCTTCATGTACCTTACCAACACCGCACGAAGCTGTTCTTTGTATGCCTCGGCTTGATCCCGCAAAATAGGGTTAGCCGAAACACCAATATAAATAATTTGATCTAACGCCATCTCCGCAACTTCTTCTGGGGTAAAGCCACGCCCAGAGACCATCATTGCTTTTACTTCGCCTAGTAAGGCACCACCAACGCTGCTGATCATGGACCGGGTGACTCCGATTTAATCGGGATCCTGATCATCCCATCTCTGTACTCGTCACGACGACGACGACCTTGTTGTTCGATGCCCAAGCCTTGTACGGCTTGCTGATAACTCTCAGTAAAATATTTTAACATGTCAGGCGGCCCTTTAGTGTAACTATATGCCTGAATCAAACAAGCATAAAGCAACGCTTCGGGTGCGTTTAGACTTACCCACGTCGTAGTGTTAGTCGAGGACAATTGTGCAGGGCGGTAGATGTAACCAATCTCAGCAGCATAGTTACTGGTAGGTGTAGGGGCGAGATAGAACGTCGTTTGGTTCCAGACCGAATAGTATTTGGGGATACCTGTTACGGTGGCATCTGGCCAATACTCTTTCATGAAAGAGGTATCGCGAAAATCCAAGAACACCTGCTTACCCGCTACCGTAATCATCAGGTAGCGGTGCGTCAGGATATTGGATGGAGCTGTCAAGAATTTGTTAGAGGCAGTCAGAGTGCCGCTAGACTCCACCTTGAAAACGTCAAGGTCGATATCCCGTAGCGTTCGGTTCTCGGCCATGGTGATGAAGGTATCTATCACTGCTGCGGAGAACACGTTGCTCCCCACCTCAGTGTAGTTCCTTATGTTCTCAACGAGTTCCGCGTAGGTCATGGCGTGATCACTATGGTTACTGTCCCGACACTACCAACACCCTGTACAGGTCGCTATGTCGGGAATGGCTGCATGTTATTCGTGTCTGAGGCACTTCCGATACTCTGGAATGCGGAGTAGCCGGGTAGTCCAACAAACACGACCACTGGTTCAATTCTGTCCGGACGTGGATCACGGAGTGCAATCGCGTCCCCTCTATACTTTAGGGGAAATAGCTGCGGTTCTTTTGGCTCGTAGTCTTCAGGGCATACCATGAAGCCGCGCCAGTTCTTCCGCAAGACACTGTACTCATACCGCTGACCGCACGTATCGCAGAGGCCAAACGAAAACTTTCCGCTTGCAAATGCCATATCATCTCCCGAAGTCAGGAATGAAGTGAACGCTCGCCGTGTCCCGATCTTCTAATGCCGCTCTTTGGAAATCTTCTTCGTATATTTGCTTCAACGCAACCACACGGTCAGGCGTGTATTTTAACGCCAGCATATACGCCAAGCCAGAAGCTAGACAAGGGAGGAATCTATAATTAACGTCAGAGGTGTTGGTGTAATCCCCTGCATCTTGGATACGTCGAATTCTGTAGTAGATAAACGAATACGCTTGGTCGGAGGCGGGGTACACGTAAACCAGTGTGGGGTTCGACCGCTGCACGTAGTACTGCGCTGGTCGCGCCTGCGTGAGCTTGTTCGGCAGGTTTAGATACTCTTCACGGCTAATTCGATCCATCGAAATGTCTTGCTGCTGACCACCAGTGGTTACTCGAACAACGGCTGACAACACGTTGATGGTATCGCTTGCTAACGTAAGCTCACGGGATCCTTGCACTAGGGCATAGGTAGCCTGCTCAATTGTCCACAGGTTTAACCCACGGTTAGCCCAATCTAGAAACAACAGGTTGAGCGACCGACGTGCGCTGGAGAGCTGATAACCGTTGGTCATCCGCATCCCACAACGCTCGAACGCTTCCTCGACGAGGTCGTCGATTGAAAGCGTAAAGTCAGTCGTCCCTGAAGTTGCCATTACGCACTGCCACCTTTACGCATGGTTCTTTTTTTAGCCATGCCACCGTGGCCCATCATTTTTCCAGCCATGCCACCGTAATTCATTTTCTTAGCCATGCCGCCTTTTGCTTTACCTAACCGCGCTTCCATCTCTTTAGCAGTTAGCTTGCGCTTTGGAGCTGCACGACCTTCTGGAGGAGGCGTAGTGCCTCTAAGTGCGTCAGGGTTTATTGCGTCAGTTGGACGAGGTGTGCTTAATCCCAATCGTGCGTTACGCAGTTCAGCGGGAAGACGAGTGGGTCTGGTGAGCTTCTCACCAACCTCACCACCTTTAGCCATGACCTTTTCGCCCATCGCCATGCGTTTGTGCTGGTTAACAGCACCGCCTTTGGCCAGCATTGGAATGCCAGTTGACTTACTTGCAGGATTGCTCTGGGTTTTGTTTCTAGGCCCTGAACTTACTGCTCCGCCACCTTGAGTAGCGGCTCCCATTCCACGTCCAGCCATGATAATCACCTTTGAGTTGTTAACACTTCCACCGTTTACGCGCTTGTCGTAAACGACTATTAGGATCTTTTGCTGCTTTTGGAAACTGTGCCACCTGTCCCGCAGAACGCGCACAATACGACTTTCTTCTTTTCGCCTCTGCTGGAGACGGTTTATCAGCAGTAACGGCAGTTTTTAACTTGCTGCCGGGATTAGCCTTACGATAAGCCTTTACCCCTTTCTCCGTCATGCCCGCACCCGACTTTGTAGGCCGGAAATTGCCAGACTTAACAGAGGTCTTAATGTCCATTACCTAAATCCCGCTGTTTTCTTTGCAATCTTTTTGGGTTGCGCTACAAACTGTTTTCCTGCTTTTTTGCCAGCCCGCTTCGCCTTTGTTGTTGCGGCGTACTCAGCAGCACTAAGGCTTTCAATCGCGGCTTTTGGTAAATACCTTTCGCCCGTTTTACTGGACGGCTTGCCGCTTTTAGTTGTCCATTTCTGATCGCCCCAATCTTTCAGGGATTTCTGGGGAGCTTTCAATCTTCACCCGCCTCTTCACGCGCTATCGCCTCAAGTTCTTCTTGAGTACCACAAGTGCAAGGGCCTTCGCCTTGACTAGCGCAATCTACCGTGTGCCCATTAAGCATTTCAAACACGGAAATACTTGAAAGGTCCTCGTTCCCTCTACGAGGAAGGCGCAGCGATTCAATTAATTCTTTAGTAATAGGTCTTGGTTGTTCAATCACGGTAACCTCCGCCAGCAGCCTTGTATTTTTTAGCAACAAGTTGTGCTTTTCTCGCGCTCCATTTTCCAGCACCAGTACCCTGCGTTGCCGAAGCCATTACTTGAGCCACAATCTTTTTGCGGAGAGTTGGCTTCGTATAATTACCCGCAGCATTTACTTTGCTTTTCTTGGGTGGAGTCTTAGCCATTACACCGCCGCGCCGCCTTCAAACAACAGTGTGACACTGCTCACCTCTACACCCGAAACGTCAATGTATATGCCCGTTTCAAACAAGATACCCATGTCCGGGATGGTCACATTCATTGCCCCTGCTACGGCAGGCGTGACAACTGTAAGCCTTGCTGTGCCGCCAGAAGACGTGCCGTCTTTAAGTATAAAAGAAGCCGCCGTGTTGGTATGGGTGAAGTACAACCCCACCAATCTGCTACGCCCAACAACCGCAGAGGCATCTGCGGTCTTGGTGACCGATTGAATATTACTGAAGCTCATTTTTTATTTCCTCTTCGACGGGGCTATTAGCAGTCGGAATTGCATTAAGCCAGTACTGACATTCCTGCATAGCCCCAGCGATGGCATTTAGATTTGCTTCCATTTGCCGCCTCTGAACCTCTAACGCTTCAAGGCGTTCTTTAAGGTCTAGTGCAATCATGTTAAGCAGAAACGCTAAACAGTTGAATGTAACGAATACTGCCGTTAACAAGAACTCGTATTTGACCTGCGGATGTACCC